AATAGCCAAGGATTTCGAGGAAGGTACGCTTCTGAATGTAGAAGGCAAGGTTCTCAGAGTTAAGAATGATACTCGTAATGAAAGTGGCTGCAATGTGTGTGCCCTTGATGCCGAGGCACTGGGCGAGTATTGTGCTTGCGCATTTTGCGGTGATTGTCACTTTATAGAGATTGAAAGCCATGAATGAGTTATTTTTTCACGAATGCAGAGCCGCAGGGCTCGTATTCAAGACATCGAACGATTGGTTCAAGTGGCTGACCGATAATAGCTACGACATCAAGAAGCCAGTTGCAGAGCATGAAGGCTTCCAGTACAACATCATGGATGTGTGCATCAATCCGCACGTAATCGGGTATTCCGTAGAGGGAGCAGACAACTGGGGATGGAAGGTAATGACCGCCAACACCCAGTTCGGCTGGATATGGGGCTTCAGCATTCAGAAGGGAAAGCACTGGTACGACAGCCCGGCAGGCTACCCGAGTAGATATGACACTCTCAGCATCTTCTACGGTAATGAGAAAGAAGCTGTTCAAGACGCTCTGACCTGCATCATCAGAGACCTCGAGAAGAATGCTGGAACCAAGAACACCAACCTCCTTCTCTGGGCGGCTAAGAAGAAGCGTGCAGACATCATTCATCCACAGCAGGAACTTTTTAAATAGCGGAAATATGGTTAGACAACAGATAGGCTTTTTGATGCTTGTTGTAGCAGCTACGGCTGGCATCATGGTAATTGCTACGATTGCGGACATTGCCAGGCAATGGAAAACAATGAGCAGGGACGGAAAGATTGGTGGCTGCTTAATGGTTGTGTTGCTCCTATGGGCAGCAATCACGACAGCGGCTCTAGGTATTTCATTATAAACAGAAACAGTATGAAAAAGATAGAAATCATCACGGACGAACACCGACTTCTGGCTCAATACCAAGGAACTGCTGGAACTTTATTTTAAACTCGGAGACGTTAAGTTATAAACAATAAAAAAACATTCAGACAATGGAACAGAAAGATATTAATATTTATGAGATTTTGTAAGGACGTAGAGTATGGCACAGAGTTATACACGCCAATGTGCGGAAAGGTTGTGTTCACTTGTCTTGCATCCAGCAATGGAATGATCAGGACTGAGAAATATACCAGAATTTATCGCTTCGACAAGAACGGCAGATGGGAGAAGGAAGGTGAAGTAATGCTCTTCCCTTCCAACGAAATGAGAGACTGGAGCAAGTTCTTCAAGAAGGGAGACGTGCTGGTTAGCAATGATAGCGACAGCCATATAATCTTTAATGGTTTTTCAAAAAATGATTATACTACATTTGAAGGTAAACACTGGATTAGTGTAAGTAAAAAGAGACATGTATCTTGTTTGAAAATGCAGAATGTACAAGACTATCATATTGAAGATAACAAAGATTCTGCTCAGACCTACATCAACGCTATTGAGAAATTTTGTGGTGGCAAGCTGAACCGGGAAACTCTGGAGATTGAGAAACCTCAGCCTGAATTCAAGGATGGAGATATAGTGGTAGCGGAAGAAGATAATTATTACGATAAGGTAATTTTTATTGCTGCTATAAAAAACGATATTGTTAGTAAAGTTCTTATAAATGTAAGATATGAAGATTATGAAGTGCATTATAATGAGTATAGATTTGGTCGCAATAGAAGTCTTCGTCTAGCCACTGACTCGGAAAAGCAGCAACTCTTTGATGCTCTCGCAAAGGAAGGCAAACGCTGGGATAGTGAGAAGAAACAGATTGTGGACTTGAAGCCAGCGTTTGAAATTGGCAAACTCTACGTTTTCAACGAGGACGATGAGGACGGAGAGTTGACAATCATCGGAAAACTCATCGATAAGAACGAAAGCGAAGATACGCTGACATTCGGCAATCAGTACGAAATCGAGAACGAGAAGTTCGTGACCGACCAAACCTTCGACCTGCGTATCAGCGTTAACAAGGAACTGCGAGAAGCAACAGAGGGCGAATGTTGCACATTCCAAGAGGCTTATGACCTCTGGGAGAAGAACAAGGAGCATCCAGTCTTCAAACCTTTTGACAAGGTGCTGGTAAGGAACAGAGGCGACAAAAAGTGGTTGCCAGCGTTTTTTGTCAGAGACCGTGGGGAGGAAACTGGGTGGAGATACAACGTCTTGCCTATCCACAGCGGAAAATCAGCTGACTTCATCAGCTGCATCCCATTCGAGGGACACGAGAACATCGCCTTCACTGACTACGATATTGAGAACCTGCCATTCTAGGACGTATGGCGAGTGAATTATGCAAGGCTTGCGATGCCGGGCGAAACTGCTTAAATGGCATATACTGCCTGGCACGCAAGCAATATGTAGAACATCAGGTAATACTTGAATGCAATGAGCGATTTCGTAACAAGGGAGAAGAACAGAACGTACTACCAGGAACACCGGGAACAGATCCTCAGAGCCACGAAAGAGTGGCGAAAGAGAAACCGGGAAAAATACCGGGCGTATCAGAAAGAGTACTGGAGTAAGCACTACCGGAACTACGGTACAAAGAACCGGGTAGCCGACAGAGCGATGCGTGAGAGGAAGAAGCCGGACGTAGAGAAGGCTCTTTCCATGTTCAAGAATCCGCAGCAGGCAGCGCATCTGGCATGGCTGCTAGAAAACAAAAAGAATAATCGGTCGTGAGTTCAATAATAGAGTTATTAACCAGCGAGGACAGAAGGGGATGGCTCCCTATCAAAACAAATAAACTTATAACATCTTGAAATTACGATATGAGAGCCGGAAACGCATCTCCCGAAGTCTGACAGCAAACAAAGAAAGCGAGGTGGTACATGAAGAAGTAAGAAAAAGAAATCGTTAGAAATTATGCTTTTATTCATTTGGCTGGCGGTGGAAGAAGGAAGAACCCTGCAAAAAAATCATTCATTAAGTTATTCATTTATTTTGCAAGCGCAGGCACAACTTCCGGAATCCCTGCCAGCTTTCTCTATCGCAACCGAAAAGAAGGGAAAGAAAGGGGTAGGGGAAAGATAGGGATAATAACACATGTGCGCACGTATATGCGCACGTAAAGGGTGTTGGATAATAAACTACACCAGCAAAACAAAATAAACGCTTATGCGTGAAATTCAAACAAAATAATTACTTTAAAGAAAAAATGGAAAAAGGAACAGTTATAATTGGAATCGACCCCGACAATCAGGAAAGCGGAGTTGGAGCAGTCTTTGACGACAAGAAGTTTCTCGCCTATAAAATGAATTTTCCTTCATTGATAGATTACCTCAAGGCTATGAACGAGAGTTGCAAAAAGATTAAGGTCGTTATTGAAGGCGGCTGGCTCAACAAAAGCAACTGGCATGTGCTTAATCGGTTCATGACAGCAGTCAAGGCAGCAGCAATCGGACGCTCTACCGGAATGAACCATCAGACCGGAATCTTGATTGTCGAGTGCTGCAAACACTACAATATCCCCTGCGAAATCGTCAAGCCACTAAAGAAGTGCTGGAAGGGTAAAGACGGAAAAATCACGCAAGACGAACTTGCTTATTTTGTAAGCGCAGGAGAGAAAATTCCGAGAATGAACCAAGACCAGAGAGACGCACTTCTCCTCGCATGGGTCTGTGCAGGATACAAGGTCAGAGTGAAGCCGAAGAAACCGCAGACAACCCTGCAAAAGACCATCAGAGCCTTTGATGGATAAGATAAAAACGAAGTGTTGGAAAAAGTTAAAAGTGTGCAAAGAACAAACAACTAAAGCAAAAAAGTCGTATCTTTGCGCCAGTGTTTATCAGATAAGCATGATTTTTGGACTTAAAACAAGAAGAAAATGAAAACAGAAGAAATCGCACTATCGAGGGTCAGCGAGAATGAGGCGAACCCTAGAGAGATAAGTCAAGCGAACTTTCAGAAGCTTGTGCAGAGCATCATCGTGTTCCCACGAATGTTGACCCTGCGCCCGATTGTTGTTGATGAGACCTTCCACGCATTGGGTGGCAACATGCGACTGAAAGCCTTGCAGCACATTGTCACGATGGACGAAGCAGGCATTCAAGTGAAGCTGGATGCAGAGCAGCGTCTGTCCGATGAGGAGCAAGCCGCATTGATGGAGTATTGGCAGGGATGGCAGCAGCAGCCTACAGTTACCGTGGTGAGCGCATCAGACTTGACAGAAGCACAAAAGCAGGAGTTTATGATTAAAGACAACCTATCCTTCGGCAACTGGGACTTCAACGACCTTGCGAACCGATGGGACAGCGCACAGCTTCAGAACTGGGGTATGCCAGTCTGGAACCCAGCACCAGTGGAAACAAGCAGCACCAGCAAGTGCAAGAAGAAAGGCAAGGACGACCAAGAGGGCGACCCATTCGCAGGGGAACTACCTCCTGAAATCGAAGGGCAAGACTTAACTCCTGACGACTTGCCAACGATAATGGGCGATGGCGTTTTGCCACGTGAGAACGTAATCATTCACTACAAGCCAGCCGATGAGCCATTCCTTGCCAATTTGCTGGGAGTTGATCATATCGACCGCATCGTCTGGAACTTTGATGAACTGAAACCAAGACAAGAAGGAAAGGAGGAAGACAATGGAGAAGAATAAAATCGAGAACATCAACCTGCACGACCTGGTGGAGAACCAAGACAACCCACGCAGCATTGAGCCACAGCAGATGCAGAAACTCGTTGAGAGTATTCTGACGTTTCCGAAGATGTTGCAGATGAGACCAATCGTCTGTAATGAGAACCGAGTTATCCTCGGAGGAAACATGCGCTTCCGTGCCCTGCTCAACATCGAGCAGATGGAAGACGAAGCTATCAGGAACGCAATAGAAGCCGTTGCCGTGAAACTGACCGATGGAGAGAAGCAGCAGCTTTGCAGCCACTGGGAGAAGTGGAAGGCAGAACCAAAGGTCGAGGTCGTTATGGCTGACAGCCTATCCGATGAAGAGACGGACGAGTTCATCATCAAGGATAACGTCTATTTTGGCAGCTGGGACGAAGAGAAGCTAAAGGGAGCATTTGATGTGGA